CATTATTAAGCCGCCCCACGCCCCCCGCCTCTAGCTAAAACTTTTTGAGCGGCTAGCCGCGCGCCGCTTGCGCCTGTGCTTTTTGTATTTGAATTTTCGCTTGTAAGTTGTGGCGCGCCGCTTGTGCTTTTAAATGTGAAGTTTTATTTTTTTTTCACGTGAAACTAATTTCAGGTCCATTGGGGACGCGATTTCAGTTAACCAACCAACGGACCAGAAATTAGGACCTATTAAAGATCTTTAGTAAATAGCCACGCGGCCCAAATTCCAAAAACTAGGACCGCGCAACCCAGCACTATAAAAACTACCATAGTAGCCCGTAGCTAAAAGCGTTTAAAATAGTTAGGACGGCCCAAAGGCCGCCCACAAATGCTAAATTCAATATTACGAATTTCATCATATTTATTGAACCTCCAACCACGCTAAACGATTTCTATTCTTCAGATCTGATAATTCAGATCTTGCATTCTGATTGCTTGGATTACATCTTAGAATATAAACCAACTCAACCATTCGTCTTTTTATTTCAAAGTATGACATTTTTTATTCTCCTATATATTCCTATAATCAATAAACCAATAAAAAGTATTATCAAGAAAATAATGTGCTAATTAGAATTATTCTAAAAGATAATTTATTATTATCTTGATTATAGAATTTATAGGATTATATAAGATACTGAAAGCGAGGAAATAAAATATGAAAAATGAAAAAATAGTTTGTACATATTGCAAGTCAGATAAGATTGAATATGTACCCGCACCATTCCAGGGGCAAGATCCTTGGTTTGATGTGAGATACGAGCAGCAAGAGAACGGAAAATTTAAGGCTGTTATTCGTGGGGACAACGGCAAAAAAGATAACGCTGATGTCAGCACAATTAACACTAGTGTCATGCTCTATAATGATAGCCGCCCTTGGTTCAACTGTCTTAGCTGTACAGCAGAATTAGATGGCTTCAGGGACGTTGATTACAAGCCTCTAAATAATTCTATACAGTTAGAATTTAACTTTACTTAAAGAGTTCCACGCGGCCCGCCTCGATTAACTCGAGGCGGGTTTTTTTAGATCTGGTCCTACAACTTGTGCGTGTGCCTCAATAGAGGTACCAAAATCGACACAAAAAGATTAGAGACCGAAGGACATTATTCATAAGTTATTTAGTATGTAACTAAATGTTAGTATGTAATGTCGGATTTACAGGGTTTACCACCCCAAAATCATTATTGATTTATCTACGAATACCGAATAAATTAACAATCGTTGGAAACATTAACTAAAAAATTTTACAAAAAATTTTTTTCAAAATGCATATTGATCTAGATAAAATAAAAAAACTCCCACCAGACGTGAAAAAAGACTTCATGAAGATGTACCTGAAGCTCGACGAAAAGAAAAAGATACTAAAAGTCAAAGACGACTTCCTGTCATTCGCCAAACACATGTGGCCTGAGTTTATAGAAGGCGAGCATCATAAGATTATTGGAGACAAGTTTAACGATCTAGCAAAAGGCAAAGTCAAAAGACTGATAGTCAACATGCCACCAAGACATACCAAGTCTGAGTTCGCCAGCTCCCTGCTACCCGCTTGGATGATCGGACGACAACCTAAATTAAAAATTATTCAAACCACTCACACAGGAGAACTTGCAATTAGATTCGGGCGTAAAGCTAAAACATTAATGGACAGCCAAGAATATAAACAAGTCTTTGAGACAAGACTCAGAGAAGATAGTCAAGCAGCGGGCAGATGGGAAACAGAACAAGGTGGTGAATACTTTGCATCTGGTGTCGGTGGTGCAATCACTGGTCGTGGTGCTGATCTTTTAATTATTGATGACCCACACTCGGAGCAAGACGCTATGAACCTAACAGCGTTGGAGCGAGCATACGAATGGTATACATCAGGTCCACGTCAAAGGTTACAGCCAGGTGGAGCTATCGTTTGTGTAATGACAAGATGGAATACAAAAGATCTAACAGGACAATTATTAAAACATCAAAAAGAAGCAAAGTCAGATCAGTGGGAGCTGATTGAGTTTCCTGCTATCATGCCATCAGGTAAACCAGTTTGGCCTGAGTATTGGAAGATAGATGAATTAGAAACTGTCAAAGCATCGTTGTCAGTTGGTAAATGGAACGCGCAGTGGATGCAGAACCCAACTAGTGAGGAAGGTGCAATCATCAAAAGAGAGTGGTGGAACGTTTGGGAGAAAGAAGATATGCCAGCGTTAGAGCACGTCATACAATCTTACGATACTGCGTTTATGAAAAAGGAGACAGCCGACTACAGTGCTATAACCACGTGGGGTGTCTTTCGTGAGAATGAGGATAGTCCACAGCAATTGATACTGGTTGATGCACTTAAAGGTAGGTACGAGTTTCCAGAACTAAGACGTGTTGCAAAAGAGCAGTATGACTACTGGAAACCTGAAACAGTATTGATTGAGGCAAAAGCTAGTGGACTGCCGCTAACCTACGAGTTGAGGAATATGGGTATACCCGTAGTCAACTATACCCCGTCAAAAGGAAACGATAAGCATGCCAGAGTAAATGCAGTTGCACCTTTGTTTGAATCTGGTATGATATGGGCTCCTGAAGAAAAGTTTGCAGAAGAGGTAGTTGAAGAGTGTGCAGCATTTCCATACGGAGATCATGATGACTTGGTCGATAGTATGACACAAGCTGTGATGCGATTTAGACAGGGAGGTTTGGTACCACACCCTGAAGACTATGAAGAAGAAAAGATTATTAAAACTAAACGAACGTATTACTAATGATTAAAGGCAAAAAATTTGGACCCCCACCAAAAAGCGGACCTAATCCACAAGGCTTGAATATTGGATATAATACTGTTAAGACAGTCAAACTGGAGAAAATAAATGGCAGAAATAGACAAGGCCTTACCCAACGAGGTAAGAAAAGAAATCAATATTCCTAGTGAAGAAGATATACAAGTAGAGCTAGAGCAAGAACAAGAGCAGTTTACAAAAGAACCTGTAGAGGTTCAACAAAACGAAGACGGAAGTGTCGACATAAATTTTGATCCATCTGCTGTAAACGTTCAAGGCACAGAGGGACACTTTTCTAATTTAGCAGAACTACTACCAGATGATGTCTTAGATCCGTTAGGAAGTAAGATGTATGAAAACTATCAAGACTACAAAGCATCTAGAAAAGATTGGGAGAAAACTTATACATCAGGACTAGAACTGTTAGGTTTTAATTACGACGATAGAACAGAACCATTTCGAGGAGCGAGCGGCGCGACTCATCCAGTATTAGCAGAAGCTGTTACACAGTTTCAAGCATTAGCCTACAAAGAATTACTACCAGCAGAAGGACCAGTTAGAACTCAAATAATTGGTATGCCAACTCCAGACAAAGAAGCACAATCACAAAGAGTAAAAGAGTTTATGAATTATCAGATAATGTCTGAGATGAACGAGTACGAAGCAGAGTTTGATCAGATGTTATTTTATTTACCACTTGCAGGTTCATCATTTAAAAAAGTTTACTACGATGAAATAATGCAAAGAGCTGTTTCAAAATTTGTACCAGCAGATGATATTGTTGTACCGTATACCGCAACTTCATTAGATGATTGTGAATCTATAATACACAGAGTTCGTATGTCAGAAAACGAATTAAGAAAACAACAAGTTGGTGGATTCTATACAGACATAGAAATTAATCCTGCATACATGGATGAGACAAGTTCTGAAAAAGCAGAAAGAGAATTAGACGGAACATCTAGAGGAAGAGATCAAAGAATGTATACTCTGCTAGAGTGTCATGTTAATTTAGATCTAGAGGGTTTTGAAGACATTGGTGTCGATGGAGAACCAACAGGAATTAAATTACCATACATTGTAACTGTTGAAGAAGGCACAAGAAAAGTATTATCTATTAGAAGAAACTACGAAGCAAACGACCCAAAAAAAGATAAGATTAATTATTTTATTCATTTTAAATTTTTACCAGGACTTGGATTTTATGGTTTTGGTTTAACTCATATGATTGGTGGATTATCAAGAACAGCAACAGCTGCATTAAGACAACTGTTGGACGCTGGAACCTTGTCTAACTTACCCGCTGGATTTAAGATGCGTGGTATTAAAATGAGAGACGAGGCGCAATCAATTCAACCTGGAGAGTTTAGGGATGTCGATGCA